TATCTTTCGAGGAAGAACGAACATAAGAAATATTATAATTTTGAAGTTTTTGGTCTTTACGGACTTAAAATTTTAAAGTTTATCGTCATTTCGGACTTGTAAACGCATTGAATTGACAGTAATGTCATCTCGATTATACCTCGGCAGGTCTAAACAATAACTATACTCAACAAAAGAAAACAAACTTCAACACCACTGAATAATCAATGAAATTGAAGTTTTAACACAACAAACATTTACACTAAAGCGATTTGAACACATCGTTACTCTTCAGTATCGGTATCTTCTTCATCCGTAGTATACTGCTCCACAATACACGGATTCTCCATCGGAAAATGCATTAAACCCTGTTTATCACAATGCATCAACACAAAGGTCGATGCAAAGTAAGGTGAATCAACGACTGAAACACTGGCTTGCATATTCACAACTGTATCAACACCTGGAACCACCACCATCCCGGTACCACCAGCACGCGACACAACAGTATGACCAAGGCCCCACTGTTGCAACATACCAGTTCGCATACCCACCGACCGCAAAATATGTTCCTCCAACATATGAGCCACCTTAACCTGACTCCGATCATAGGAACCATAATCAGCATACTGCGCACCAGGATCCACCAAAGCACGATACTGAACCTCAAGAGTGGCCCTAACTCGAGGAAGTTCATCGAACAATGTATTCACGTACATTGGTTTCAACAAGGACATAAACCTACGCATCAAAACACGATAAACCGATGCAAACACCATATTGACCTGACCAATATGATGAACAACAGCCCTAGAACCAACTGGCTTGTCCATCAAATCATCAGGCGCTCGGTCACCGCGTTCATCCACAACAATAGGATCACGCAAGTAGGCAGCAAGTACCTCAACTGCACCCGGAACACAAAACTCCCGCAAAAATGTGTTCCACACCGCACGCACCTGCATATTTTCACGCCGAGACATCGCAACGGCTTGAACGGTAACGTTCTTTGCATGAAAAGCCAATAAGGCTTCCTGCATGTTCAAAGGCCGCTTTGCCACATGCATAGCACCACCAGTAACCCCAGCAACTACAGATGACTTGTCATGCACAACACCGGACATCAAAACCACCGGTTTGACAAGCGAATCCCGATAAGCCGCCTGAGCCGCATAATCAGTAGAATCGGCCGGAATACGTGTTATCTTAACGAACTTAAAACAACCACGTACACCAACCTGCTGAAACTTGTATGCGCAACCCGTAGGAACTGCACCAACACGAACGACGTTCATCAACCACTGATGCCACACCGACGTAGAATAGTGAACAACTCCGACAACGCCATCCGGATAATGAAAATCGACGCCACCTGCGTTGACTTCATAATGAACATCCGTACCCGACAAT